ACCAGCGACCCGGTGCTTGGCGGCCCGGGAGGCACCTCCAACAAGCAGGCCCAGGCGCTGGCCAACCGCACCGCCTACCTGAAAAAACACGTCGATGACATTGAAGATGGCACCACCGCTGCAGGCAAGGCCAACAAGCTCAATACTGCCCGTAACGTAGCGATTGCAGGTGATATCACCGGCCAAGCCTCATTCGATGGCAGCGCCAACATCACCATCACCGCCAGCTACAAAAACTCGGGTGTGGTGGCGGGGACTTATCGTTCCGTCACCGTCGACGCCAAGGGCAACGTCACCGCCGGTACCAACCCCACCACCTTGGGCGGTTATGGCATCACCGATGCCGTGTCAAGCAGCCAGAAGGGAGCCGCCAATGGGGTGGCCTCGCTGGACAGCGGCGGCAAGGTGCCCATCAACCAGATCCCGGCCACCGCCATCACCGACACCTTTGTCGTCAGTACCCAGGCCGCCATGCTGGCCCTGACTGCCGAAATAGGGGATGTCGCAGTACGCACCGATCTGAACAAGTCTTTCATTTTGCGGGTAACCGGTGCATCCACCCTGGCCAACTGGCAGGAATTGCTTACCCCCACCGACGCAGTGCAATCTGTCGACGGCCAGACCGGTGCCGTCACCATTGCCACCGCCACCGAAGGAGTTAAGGGCAAGGCCCAGATTGCCACCCAGGAAGAGGTGAATACCGGTACCGACGACACCAAATTCGTCACCTCAAAAAAACTGATGGCATGGATCAAACAGGCCACCGAAACCGTACTTGGCATGATGAAGGTGGCTACCCAGGTGCAAACCGATGCGGGTACCGCCGACGATGTCGCCATCACCCCGAAAAAGCTCCGGTCGGGATTTTCCGTCTTGCTCGGGTCAGTAGGATATATCTGCTTACCAACGTGGATGGGCGGGATCATCATCCAATGGGGGACTGGGGTTGGTGCATCAACCTATGACTTCGGGATTTCCTTCCCCATTGCATTCCCAACCTCCTGCTGGGGCGCTACCGTGTCGTGCGATTACACCGCCGAATCAGGGAACGTCGGCTATGTAGCCTGCAAGAAAGAAAGAACCAGACTGATTTGCCGCTCCAGTGGCTCTTATTCCACCAACTGGATCGCCATCGGCGCATAGCAAGGAGATAACAATGATCTATTTTTCAGCCACCACCATGGGCTTTTATGACACTGAAATCCACGCAAGTACTGCCATCCCGAAAGACGCCAAAGAGATCACCAAGGCCACCAGGGACAGCATGGTAAAAGGCCAGGCTAAAGCCATTTTGGCGGCCGATGAGAATGGTTATCCAATTTTGCAAGACCCGCTTGCCTCCGAGACCTGATACCGACATCTAATCACCACCCCGCCCTGTGCGGGGTGTTTCGTTACCACCTGCCCTCCCAACCGTGTCACCGCTGCGTCAGTGTGTCCGGCCCTCGCACACTGGCCGCCGCTCGCCTGCTATCCCCTACCCCTGCATCCTGACCCTGCTCACATCACCTTGCATTAGCTACGCAAAGAATGCTCCGTCCGGACAACAGGAGAACTTATGGCACTGGACCAATTTCACCATGGCGTGCGCGTCGTGGAAATCAACGAGGGCACCCGCACCATTCGCACCGTCGCCACGGCGGTGATCGGCATGGTCTGCACCAGCGACGACGCGGACGCCACCTACTTCCCCCTCGACAAACCCGTGTTGATTGCCAACCTGCCAGCAGCCATTGCCAAAGCAGGCAGCGAGGGCAACCTCAAACGCTCGCTGCAAACCATCTATGACACCGTCAACACCATCGTCATCGTGGTTCGGGTCGCACCAGGTGCCGATGCAGCAGAACTGACCAGTAACATCATCGGCACCATCAAACCAGATGGCAGCTACACCGGCCTCAAGGCACTGGAGCGAGCAGCCCCGGTAACCACCGTCAAACCGCGCATCCTCTGCGTGCCGGACAACTGCACCTTAGCCGTGGCCACCGCCCTGGCTGGCGTGGCCAAGAAGCTGCGCGCCTTTACTTACGTGCCGACCATTGCCGACACCATTGAGGCGGCGCTGGCCTACCGTGAAAACTTCGCCAGCCGCGAACTGATGTTGATCCATGCAGACTGGACGGCGTGGGACGTTGCCACCAATGCCAGCGTCAAGCTCGATGCCTGCCTCAAAGCCGCCGCACTGCGGGCGCTCATCGACAAAGAGATCGGCTGGCACAAGACCCTGTCAAACGTCGCCGTGACCGGGGTTGATGGCACGACCAAATCCCTGTTCTGGGATCTGCAAGACCCCGACACCGAGGTCGGCCTGCTCAACGCCAACGAGGTGACTTGCCTGATCCAGGCCAACGGCTTCCGCTATTGGGGCAACCGCACCTGTGCGGACGATCCCCTGTTCGCCTTCGAGAACTACACCCGCACCGCCCAGATCCTGGCTGACACCATGGCCGAGGCGCACATGTGGGCCGTCGACAAGCCCATGACCCCCACTCTGGTGAAAGACATCATCGAGGGCATCAAGGCCAAGGGGCGCGAACTGGTCACCGGCGGGTACCTGCTCGGCTTTGACTGCTGGTACAACGAGGATCTCAACGACAAAGACACCCTCAAGGCTGGCAAGCTGCGCATCGATTACGACTACACCCCGGTGCCGCCGCTCGAAGACCTCGGCTTCCAGCAGCGCATCACCGATTCCTACCTGATCGACTTTGGCGCCCGCGTCGCGGCCGCCGTATAAGGAGCCCCCATGGCACTGCCTCGCAAAATCAAACGCCTCAATGTCTTCCTCAACGCCGACAACTGGGTCGGTGAAGCGGAAGACTTCACCCCGGCCAAGCTCTCCCGCAAGTTCGAAGCCTATCGTGGCGGCGGCATGGGCGGCGCCGTCAATATCGACATGGGGTTGGATGACAGCGCCCTTGATGTCTCCTTCACCTTCGGCGGCTACGGCGACCAGCTCTTGCGCTGCATGGGTGAACCCAAAGCTGACGGCACTAGCCTGCGTTTTGCGGGTTCAACCCAACGTGATGACACCGGTGAAGTGATAGCCGTCGAGATCGTCTGTCGTGGCCGCTTCAAAGAGCTCGACCGGGGTACCCTCAAGGCAGGTGATAACACCCAGGCCAAGGTCACCATGGTCAACACCTACTACAAAGAGACCGTCAACGGCCAGGTGATGCATGAGATTGACCTGATCAACATGGTCGAAATCGGCCCCGACGGCGTCGACCTCATGGCCGAACACCGCAAAGCCATCGGCCTCTAACCCACCCAACAACCCAACGGGCGGCCATGCCGCCCGTCACCACATCAACATCAGGAACAAACACCATGGACAACAAGACAGTCACCCTCGATACCCCGATCCAGCGCGGTGACACCACCATTACCGAGGTGCAACTGCGTAAGCCCAAGGCTGGCGAAATGCGCGGCCTCAACATGGCAGACGTGCTGCAGATGGACGTCAACGCCCTCACCAAACTGCTGCCCCGCATCACCACCCCGATCCTGAGCGAAGTAGAGATCGGCAACATGGACCCGGCGGACTTCGTCCAGCTGGGCAGTGAGGTGGGCGGTTTTTTGATGACGAAGAAGATGGGTTACCTCGCTGCGTAGATGACCTGATGGCCGAGATAGCCATCATCGCCAACTGGCCGCCGTCCGAAATGGCGGCCATGGAGATCAGCGAGCTGATGGGCTGGCACCAACGCCTCGTTGAGACACACAACCGCATCAACGGGGCAGAACAACAATGAACCCTCTCAAACTCCAAATCCTGCTCGGGGCGGTCGACAAACTGACCGCCCCCCTCAAAGCAGTCAGCGGCCAAAGCCGCCTCACCGCCAAAGACTTGGTCGATACCAAGAAGAAAATCCGCGACCTCGAAACCCAGGCTGGTCAAATCGAAGGATACAAAACCCTGGGCGCCCAGATTGGCGCGACCAAGGCAAAGCTAAAGCAGGCAGAGGGTACGTTCAGCGACCTGCAACGCAAGATGGCAGACACCCCCAAGCCAACCCGCCTGATGATCAACGAACTCAACAAGGCAGAAAAAGCCTTCAACCAGCTCAAGACCAAACAGGGGGAAATGATCACCCGCCACGCTAAGATGGGTGAAGCGATGCGCAAGACAGGCATCAACACCGGCAACTTGAGTGAAAACCAGCGCCGCCTCAAGACCGACCTAGCCGCCGCCAACGCCCAGCTGGACCAGCAGCGAACCAAGCTGGGACAAGTGGCGGCCCAGCAAAAACGCCTGAGCCAAATCAAAGCCAACTATGACAAGACCATGGCCATGCGCGGATCCATCGCCGGTTATGGTGCCGCAGGCATGGCAACGGGCGCGGCAGGGCTATACAAGATCAACAGCATGGCGTCGGTCGGTCTGGACTTCGATGCACAAATGTCAAAAGTGCAGGCCCTGACTCGCCTGCAAAAAGGCAGTGGCGACCTGGCCATGTTGCGCCAGCAGGCGCGGGGTCTGGGCGCATCGACCAGTTTCACCGCCATGGATGCCGCAGGGGGCCAGGGCTTCCTTGCTATGGCAGGCTTCACCCCCAAGGCAATCAAGGATGCCATGCCCGGCATCCTTGATATGGCCAAAGCGGGCGGCATGGAAATCGCCCGCTCGGCAGACATTGCCTCTAACATACTGACCGGCTTTAAACTCCCCGCCGCCGAAATGAACCGGGTCGGCGATGCCCTGGTCGCCACCTTCACCCGCTCTAACACCTCACTCGATATGCTGGGTGAAACCATGAAATATGCCGCCCCCGTGGCCGCCGAGCTGGGGGTTAATCTTGAAACCTCTGCTGCCATGGCGGGCAAGTTAGGGGATGCAGGGATCCAGGGCAGCATGGCCGGTACCGCTCAGCGAGCCATCATGGGGCGGTTGGCAGCCCCTCCCAAGGCAGCCGCGGACGCTCTCGCCGAACTGGGGATACAGGCCAAGGATGCCAACGGCAATCTTCGTCAGATGCCAGACATACTGACAGAATTGCACAAGAAGACGGCCAAAATGGGTGATGCCACCCGCTCGGGGTTCTTTAAGGCGATCGCGGGTGAAGAGGCATTCGCCGCGCTGGCCGTGCTCGTCAACCAGGCAGGCAGTGGCGAGTTGCAAAAACTGATTGCCGAGATAAAACAGGCCAAGGGGGAGTCTGCCGAAGTAGCCAAAGTGATGGCCGACAACGCCAGGGGCGATATTGATGGCCTGACCTCAGCATGGCAGGACCTCAACATCGAGATGATGACCTCCCAGAACGGGCCACTGCGCGGGCTGATCCAGCAAATCACAGCCATGACCCGTGGCATCGGTGAATGGATGCGCGCCAACCCAGAACTGACCGCCACCATCACCAAGGTCGCTGCCATCACCGCCGTGGCCGCCGCTGCCGGTGGCTCACTGCTGCTGATCATCGCCGGGTTGCTGGGGCCGATGGCTGCCGTGAAGATGGGATTAGGCCTGGTCGTGACGATGGGGGGACCGCTGCTGACCTTCATCAAGGCGTTGACCATGGGCATGGTCAGGTTCGGGATTGCCATGCTCACCACCCCGGTCGGCTGGTTCATCATGGGGATCGCAGCAATTGCCGGTGCCGCTTACCTCATTTACAAAAACTGGGACGGCATATCCAAGTGGTTCACCGAGCTGTGGAACAAATGCAAGGCCCCGCTGCTGGCCTTCTGGGATCTTCTGAAAGAGCTATTTTCATGGACACCGATTGGCCTGCTGACCATGCACTGGGGCGAGATTTGGGCCTTCTTCGATACCCTGCCTGCCGGGGCCGCCAACAAGGGCAGCGCCATCATCGACGGTCTGATTGGCGGTATAAGCGCCAAATGGGAAAGTCTGAAAAACAAGATAAAAGCCCTCACCGACCTGCTGCCTGATTGGATGAAAGGGGGCGGTTCAGTCACGGCCAACGTCAAGCAATCGGGATACCTTACCGGCAACTACAACACCCCTGCATTGGCAGGTGCGTCTGGATACGGTCCACGTATAGTCGCCACTCCCAAACCGGTGGCCAGAGGCAGCACCACCACCCAGATCAACGCCCCGATCCACATCGTCCAGCAACCAGGGCAATCCGGTACCGATGTAGCGCAAGAGGTGAGCCGCGAGCTGGATCGGCGGGAACGACAGGCCGCCGCCCGTGGCCGTGCCACCCTGGGCGACCGCAACTAAGGAGCTGACACCATGATGATGACCCTGGGCTGGTTCGTATTTATGCGCTCGACCTTGGCCCCCCTTACCCAACAAGACGACCGGGCATGGCGTCACCCTGGCAATAACCGGGTCGGCGCCCGCCCGGGCTATCAGTACCTCGGCCCGGATGACGAAACCAGCACCTTCAGCGGGGTGCTACTCCCCGAGCTGACCGGTGGCCCCGTCTCCCTCGATATGCTCAATCAGATGGGCGACAGTGGCCAAGCCTTCCCCCTGATCCAGGGAGATGGTGTGATGCGTGGCTCCTTCGTGATCGAGAGCATCGGCACCACCCGCAGCGAGTTCTTCGCTGATGGCACCACCAGAAAAATCGATTTCACCATCAAGCTAAAGCGGGTCGATGACAACGACAGCTCCCTTGGTAACACCTTGCTGGGCCGAACCGCTGGCAACCTGGTTGGGCGATTAGGTGTGGGTAAACTGATCAGCAGTGTCGGTGGCAAACTCGGGGGGATCCTGTGATGGACGCCTTCAACCAGTTCGGCAGCCGCCTGGCCGAGAATGTAGGTATCACCAATCCGCTCGATGCCCTGCGCCAAGGCCATCCGATACCGGCTTATCAGGTGTTGGTTGATGGCAATGACATCTCAGCGGCCATCCGTCCACGCCTTATGTCGATGTCAATCACTGACAACCGGGGCTTTTCGGCCGACACCATCGAGATCACCCTCGATGACAGCGATGGCAAGCTCGACATGCCTCGCCGTGGTGCTACCTTGCGCGCCCTCATCGGCTGGCAAGGCAGCGCCCTTGTCGACAAGGGCACCTACAAAATCGACGAAGTGGAGCACGGCGGGCCCCTGACGTGCTTACCATCAGGGGCAAATCGGCCGACCTGCGCGGCGGCATGAACAAGCTGCGCGAACGCAGCTGGCACCAGACTACCGTGAACGGCATCGTTGAGCAGATAGCCGCCCCCTACCAGCTCACCCCCTGCGTGGGGGAGTCGCTCAAGGGCCAGCTGATCGACCACATCGACCAAGCCAACGAGAGCGACCTTGCCTTCCTGACCCGCCTTGCCGGCCAATGCGATGCCATCGCCACCGTCAAATCTGCCAGGCTGATGTTCATCAAGGCGGGTCAGGGCACCACTGCCAGCGGTCAGCCACTACCGGCCATCACCATCAGCCGCCAAGATGGCGATCAGCACAGGTTTTCTGTAGCAGACCGCGACGCTTACACCGGCGTGACCGCCTACTGGCAAGACCACAAAGCCGCCGAGAAAAAGAAAATCGAGGTGAAACGCAAGAAGAAGACCAAGCCAAAAGAGGAGCGGCCACTACCACCGGGCGTGGTCGTCAACAAGAAGGAAAACGAGCTGCTGGTCGGCAGCAACGAGAACGTCAAAGAGCTACGCCACATCTACGCCAACCAAAATAACGCCATGCGGGCCGCCAGGGCTGAATGGGAAAAGCTACAGCGCGGCGTGGCCGAGTTCAACATCACCCTGGCCAAGGGACGCCCCGAGCTCTACCCGGAACAACCCACCACCGTCAGGGGTTACAAACCCGACATCGACGCAGCTCCCTGGCTACTCACCCAGGTGGTCCATGACCTCACCAATCAGGGTTACACCAACCGCCTGCAACTCGAGGTGAAGCTAGAAGAACTGCCAGAATAA